CACGAACCACATAGAACATCCACGGCAACGGCTTGCTGTAGCTTTTGTATGCGTGTTCCAGTATGTTCATATCGTATGTGGGACCTTGTGCCCAGATACGTTTGCTTTGCCATATTATTTTGCCAAGTTCATCCAGTGCTTGATCCAGTGGAATACGATCTGCTTCATTGAATGCTTCGTCACGTGCGGCAGCAGGCTGGGTTGCCCACCAGTCTATTGTGTCTTGCTGTATGCTACGAGCTTCTTGACTTTCAAGATCAATTCGAGCATAATAAAAGCGTTCGTTGTAGCCGTTGCCCAGAGGATCAAAACTCTGTGCGGCTATGGTTAGTATTGTGGTGTCGGGACCTGTGCCAAGTCCTTCAAGATCGATCATTAAGTCTGCCATACGTATAGTATAACAGCTTTATAACAGTTTGTCTAGCGTTTTTTATTCAAACTTATTAATTGTTCTTTTTATTCCAACGTAACTGCATCGAACAGTTTGGCTGTTGGATTTAATTTATTATTCATGAATTCATTGACAATAATTGCGCAAACACTGTGTCCTCTTTTAGTTCAATTGTTACAGTGCCGTTGAATCCAAAATACGAAGTTATAACATTTTGATCAGTATCGGTACTTAATGTAATACGCTGGTGCAAAAATAACTGGTTCAATGGAAAATTGTCAATGGTTATCGAATCTATCTTTGCAAATATATCTTGTAATATAGTTCCGTCGGCTGCAACTATAGTATCTGTGTTATAATTTTTCCCAGAAACATCCAATATTATTGTTGTTGGTAACAAAATCTCAAATTCTATAACCCCAGATTTGTCAACAGTATAGCACTTATTATTGCACATTGCAGTTATATTCATTGAACGTTGTTCAATACTTCCAAATTCAAATTTAAATTTAATATTGCACTTATTAAAATTAGTCATTTATTAAAGTTTCTAATATAAAGTGATTGTCAAGGTTTTCAGTTACTGCATAACCAAGTTGCTTACTAAGGGTTTGTATTTCTTTGGCCCATCTGGCTCTAAGAGCGGGGTTACTTCCAGTGCTTTCATTGACCCATAATGACGGCTGATTGCCTATCATTTTTATACCCAACTCTTCTTTGTGTTCTGATAAGTAGGTGTTAGGAAAAATTCCAAGTGTGGCGCCCCATTGTAACAGTAAAATATCTTTGTATTGTACATGATCACGGAGCCATTGTTTTATTGCGTCAATATCAGCTTCAACTTCGTTTACGTATCCTACAATGTTTAATATAGCCAAGAGAATATTGTATTTTTTTGCTTGTTCGAAGTGAAAATCTATTGATTCGTTTGTGAATTTTTTGCCAATGTCAAATCGTATATGCTCATTGATATTTTCAATTCCGACCATTAACGTAGTGGCGCCGCTTGCATGGATTAATTCCCAGTCACTCTCGGACGATGCAGTTATATCTCTGAATATATAATACCCACTCCACGTAAATTGATTGCCTGGGTTATTAATGTTGTGTTCTGCTAATAATTCTATTAATCTACGGAATTCTTTTTGGTTACCGTTTGTTAGCGAATCTTGGAATTTAAAAGTGTTAATATTGTATAACTCGCTTTGATGTAACATTTCATTAAAAATGTCGGCGGCTGTCCTCCATTGGAATTTTTTCCAATTAGCAATATAATCACAAAATTTACATTGTCTTACACAACCGCGGCTTCCAATAATAGGTAACGCTTTTTTATCATAAATTTCAAAATCATAATCTGAATAATTCGGCATTGGCAATGCACGTAGTTCATCTTGATCTAATTCTTTCCATTTCAACGAATTAATTCCGTGGAACGTAACATTGCCCGTTAATAACTCATATAGACTGTGTTCGGCATCACCTCTTATATGGTAATCAAACAATTTTTGATTTAACATATTATTAATATATTCAGAAGGTCCTGTAAACGTTGCTAAACATCCAGGGCCACCTACTAGTATTTTGATATCTGGGTTGAGTTTTTTTATGTAATATGCAATCCATTTTGCAGAATGTTGACATACATAACTAAACAAACTCAATCCTACATATTTTGGTTGCCAACTCACAATGCCTTGAGCAATCGATAACAACATCTGATGGAGAATTGGACCAGTTTTTGTACTAATATACTCGTCAAAAAAGAATCTAATCAGATCTTGTTGATCAGCATGTTGTCGTGTCCAATGATATATTTCAACGTTTAAGTCTATTGCCAAACACGAGTGGCCGGTTTTTTCTACAACGGGTCGTAATACAGCAGGTGCCATTAGTGGCATTGATGAGTCGGTCCAAGGTACAGTAACAATTACAACATCTCGGATTTCATTGTTTGGGTTATTTAGGCATTTCCACATATATTGAAATTATACACTATACAATGTATAATGTCTAGCGTTTTTTATTCAAACGTCCTACCAGCCGGCTTGTTGGATTGACTTTTTTTGTTTTTTTAGCTCTACGTGCTTGCATGATTTTTGTTTTGGCCCGTGTTTTTTTCATGCGTTCTTTTGCGGCTATGTCCGGAGCATCGCCACATTTGGCTGCTGTAGGCACTACACGGCCTTTGCGTGGGCCGCTGGTGCAACGCCATTTCATAACAGGTGCGCCGCTACCTTTTTTACGTGCCCAGACCAGCGTGTGTTCGGTTATAAACTCGCTTGCTCTCATTATCCAATTACCCAGTACAACGGTTCTGAACCATCAACATAGTTCTTGAGATCTTGCACCAAGATATCCATTTGTGTTTGTGCTTCGGATTTCATTGCAGAACCGTTTAGTGTGGAGCCACCTTGCGGACCAGCAATTGATGCAAACTTCTCGCGGGCTTCACCAATGATCATTTTACAGTTGGCAACCATGTAGTCACGCACCCATTGTGATATTTGGAAATCACGCAACAAGTTGAATTCAGGCTTTAGGTTATATGTCCATAACAGTACATTTTCACCGGACCCATTTGGATCACGAATCAACTGTAGTTTTTTGGTAACAGGATTCCATGTAAAGTTCATGTAGCCACCAAACATTCTTGCGGCCAATTCAACATATTGACTATAAAAGTCATATGTAGCAAGCCCGCCTGACACGTTGAAGTTCATCAAGTACACACTCATCTGTGCTTGAGCAAACGGATCAAAATTTGATGCAAACGGTCCTTGTGAATTGCCAAATGTTCTACGGAAGATCTGCTTGACTTGAATCACTTCTTGTGGCAAATCATAAATGGCGACACCATCCACAAGCTCTAGATAGCTGTAGCTTTCTTCGTACGCATTTTGAGCACGTTGGCGATAAACACCTAGTGTGCGTTGATAAGCCGCTTCATAATGTTCAGCATCAAGTTCAAGATCAATAATCTGCGAACCCAACTGTAGGCGAACATATTCAATAAGATCTTGCTTTAATGTGTTAAGACTTGTTTCAACTTCAATGGCCATGTAGGAACTCCGTTCCTACTTATTTACCAAGATTTCAGTATGATCAAGTTCTCTGTGCCTCTACCGTTGAACACAGTTTCTGTAGTTGTTAGGTCTTTATAAATCTTTCTGGCAGCTGGCTTGCCCGCGGCACTCATTGCTTTTATGACTTCAGCAGGTTTTCGCACAGTTCGTTGCTGGCTTTCCACTGTTGAGAATCCAATGATACTGTTGCTTTTTACAGTAAAAGACCCCACATGCGAGTCTGCTACAACGTGAATAAGTTTACGCTTTTTAGTGTCGTATAACCAGGCTTCGCTCTTGTCCACCAAACTAGAAGCAGGCAAACTTTTAAGTTTGAGATCCGCAAAATCTAGTTGGTACTTGAATTTGGCCGCACGTTTTTCAGGACTAACAACTTTTGCTTGGCGTGGCTTGCGTTCGACTTTCTTGATTTGAACATATGCACCACAGTCATTGATCACTGCTTCGCAAAATTTAATCACATTGCGCAATTGAATTTTGGTAAGGTGACTGTATGCTTCGCTGAGCTCTTTGTCTTTGCCAGCCACTGCTTGTTCAAATTCAGGAAGTTTTTCTTGCCAAATAGCGGCAATGTCTTTGACCATCTGTGGTGCCACATTCATGCCACGAATTGTAGCAATGGGTTTGTAACTTGCACTCATTTTGGCACCATCTGCGATAAACTCGTCAAACATGCCTTCTAGTTCGCCAGCACATTCGCTTAGTTTTTCTCGCAATCGATCTTGGATAGTGATCTTGACAATGGTGGCCGCATTGGGATCTGCTACAACTACTTCTTGTTGTTTTGAGCCAAGTGTTTCGTTGAGCATTGTGTCGAGTTGTGTTTGCTCGTGCTCAGTGAGTTGCAGTCCTACCATGCTCATGCGACACAACCAAGCAGTGGTCAACCGTAGAGTAGCGTCGCTTACACCACGAAGACGTTTGACATCTGCCTTACGACCATGATGTTCTAAATATGCAACAACCATATCGCGAGCATCTTTTTTATTGTAAAAGTAATTGTACCAAGCAAATGCCAATGACACTGCCCCAACTCGGCTTTCTGTGCTGGGCTGGATTGTCCATGTGGGTTCGTGACCCATAAATTTAGTGTCGGGGCTACGTGGGTTTAGTGCTTTGACACGGGTGGCTGTTGCATTCATAAGGTTCTCCAAACTGCTAATTATGCTGTTATTATAGCACAAGTTGTTTTTCTGGTCAAGCACCAAAAAGAATAGCTAAATAATACACTATGCCCCGTTTAAGTTTATATAGACCAAATAAAACCTCCGATTACAAGTTTTTGGATAGAACTATATCCGAAATGTATACTGTAGGCGGGCTTGACATATATATCCACAAATATATCGGACCATCTACGGGTGATCCAGGTGATGCAGATGCTACATTGCCTGTTTATGATACTCAAAATCCTTTGTTTATCGAAGATTTATTATTGTTAGAAAATAGAGATCGACAATACGATCCAGATGTATATGTTCAACGTGGTGTTTATCGTGTATCGGACATTGATTTCAATTTAACTCAATTTGGATTATTTTTAAACAACGACACATTGTTCATTACATTTCATTATAATGATATGATCGATACTGTTGGGCGCAAACTCATGAGCGGGGATGTAATCGAAGTTCCGAATTTAAAAGATTATCACCCATTAGATACCAGTATTGTTAAAGCATTGCCTAAATGGTATGTGATTCAAGACGCATCATTTGCCAGTGAGGGCTTTAGCCAAACTTGGTTGCCACACTTGTGGCGTGTCAAAGCCACACCAATGGTCAATGCCCAAGAATACAACGGCATTACCAAGCAACCGTTTGAGCCAAACAACATTTGGGATCCGGGTAATTTGTATCCTGCTGGTACTGTTGTCAACAATGGTGACAAATATTATACTGCCAGCAAAGAAGTTCCTCCAGGAACTCCTATCACCAACACTGACTACTGGACAGAAAAAACTCCAGATACAATTGGTGGAAAAACTTCCACACGCACAAAAGATTTACAAATCAACGATGCAATATTAACACAAGCCGCAGCGGAAGTTCCGTTGACAGGTTACGATACTGTCAAATTTTATATTCTTCCTAGCGCAGAAGATGGACAACCTGCTCAAGCAGGACTCACCGCTGATGATTCAAACCCAACAGTGGATGGCACACAAGGCGGTGAAGGCACTACACCACGTGCAGATGGTTACACAGTTGGTTACCTAACAGGCGACGGCGTTGCTCCCAATGGCTTGCCAATCACAGCCGGTGTTGGATTTCCGTCTAATCCAGCCGCTGGCGATTATGCATTGCGCTTGGATTACTTTCCAAATCGTTTGTTCCGATTCAATGGCGGATCATGGATCAAAATCGAAGACAGTGTGCGTACTGCACCTGTGTTTGAGCCAGCCGCTGGTTACGACGAAACCACATACAAGAATTCTTCACTAAGAGCAGGATTTGTTAACAATAGAGAAACTGTGCAAACCACCGATCGTGGTGCTATTCCAAGTCGTCAAAGTTTGAGTGACATACTCAAACCAGACGCAGACAACGGCGGGTAATAAACAAAATGGCAACCGAAGGGGCAAACACTAATCCGTACTTTTTTTACGACGAACAAATACGTCGTTTCCTTTTACAATTCACACGTATTTTTTCAAACTTTCAAGTTGAATACGGACGCAACGAAGAAGGAACTGCACACACACTAGTGCGGGTGCCAATTCGTTATGGTGATTCAAGTCGTCAAGTACAAAATATTATACAAAATAATTCAGCAAACTTTATGACATCTGTTCCGATGATGTCGTTTTACATTTCAGGATTTGATTACGATCGTCCACGGATGCAAGAACCATATTTTGTAAGCAAGACTTCGGTACGTCAACGCACATACGATGAGAACACTCAAACATACGAAACCACACAAGGCAATGCATTTACAATTGAACGATTGATGCCGGTGCCGTACAAGTTGACATTGAAACTGGATGTATGGACGTCTAACACAAACCAAAAGTTTCAATTGCTGGAACAAATAGCAGTGTTGTTTAACCCTGCATTGGAAATACAAAGCACAGACAATTACATTGACTGGACCAGTTTGAGTGTTGTTCAGTTGGAATCTTCGCAATGGACTTCTAGATCAGTACCAGTTGGCACAGACGATGCAATTGATGTTGCAACATTGACATTCTCGTTGCCAATTTGGATCACAAGTCCGGCCAAGGTCAAGAAGTTGGGCGTAGTTGAGCGTATTATTGCCAACATACACGACGCCAACGGCGATGCGTCCAATGCTGTGCTAGACAATGATTTGTTGTTGGGCACACGAGTTGTGATTACTCCGTGGGATTACCAAACATTGTTGATTGGTAATAAATTGCAAGCACTGCGTCCTAGTGCAGTGGTTGATCAACCAAATTCCAGTTTAACACCTGCAGACTCTCCGCCCAGCAACTTGCTATGGACCGGATTGGTAGGTGCGTATGGTGTATTACGTCCTGGTATCAGTCAAGTGTTTTTAGAACAACAAGACGGTACCGAAGTTGCTGGTACTGTTGCATATGACCCAAGCGACGATCGCTTTATGTTGTTTACTATTGACGAAGATACAAAACCACAAAACACATTGTCACCAGTGAGGTCAGTCATTGATCCATTACGTAGCGGTCCTGGCAATGGGTTACCGGCTGCGGCTGTTGGGCAACGTTACTTGTTAACTGAGGCCACGGGCAGCAACACAGGTAATGCAGCCGATTGGGAAGGTACGTTGGGACAACCATTGATTGCCAAAGCCAATGATATTGTCGAATACATCGACGGCCAATGGCAAGTGGTATTTGACAATGCGTCGAGTCCGGACAATTTACAATATGTGACAAACATTACCACTGCAATACAATACAAGTGGACTGGTACTACTTGGGTTAAAAGTTATCAAGGATTATACCCAGGCGGTCAATGGAGAATTGTACTATAATGACACAATCAGCAGTTGGGGTTTGGTTTTTTAGCGTCAGCACACAGCGGTATCTTTATTTGTTGCGCAACGATACAAGACATCCAGATTCTTGGGGATTGCCCGGGGGCAAAGTCGAATCAGACGAAACACTGATGGCGGCAATGATTCGAGAGTGCGAAGAAGAATTGGGTTCAATGCCCGACTATTTAAAGTTGGTTCCAATAGAAAAATTTACAAGTGCAGATGGAGGATTTTCTTATCACACATTCTTTTGCAGCGTTGCCAACGAGTTTGCCCCAGTATTGAACGAAGAACATATTGGGTGGGCGTGGATTGCCAGCGGTACATGGCCTAGACCCATGCATCCTGGGTTATGGTCAACTGTGAATTTCGATGCTGTGCGTGGTAAAATGTTTACTATTGAAAACAGTATTACCTAACGTCGCAATACGTAACAAAAGTTCGATGGTCAATACAATTGACATTGGCGTTTTTACGCCACTCTATTGGCATAATGGTTTCTTCACCAACCAACGTAAATTTAACTGACGGAAACACGCTGATAACTGTGTTTACATGTGACATCCATTCACTGGTTAATCCTAGTGTTTCGTTGTTGTATCCTATCATAAAGATTTCTTTATGACCATCAAATGCTGCCAACCATAATATGAGTGCTTCTAAAGACATAACAGTGTTGTATGGTATCAAGTAAAACTCGCCTGGATTCATCAAACAGTTTCTTGTTGTGCTGTAAACAATATTGTCAGTTGAATACGTTCGTTCTAATATATCACTGAGTATTTCTTTGTTGGTTTCGACAGCAAAATCCAACCGCATCTCTTTGGTAATAGACCCTAATCCGTATGTTTGTAGTTTTTTTGAGCCAAGTAGCCCGCCTTTATGACGGTGTAGGCGTGTGTAGTCAAATCGTTCTTTGTCAACATCGCTGGCAATACAAGCAGCTCGGCCGCTGATGTGTTGGTTTTCAATTGGGTTTTCAACCCATTCTCTGTTTTGTGATTTTTTGCCGCCAGACCATCTACTTTCGGTGATTACAAATTCACCTTCGTAATCACTTCGATATTGTTCTCTGATCATAGTCGGCCGACTGAAATCTCGATTGTGCCTTTGCTTGCGTCAGTTTTATCTTCTACTGCTTTACCAACAACACTGCCTGATGGGGGGTTGCTTTCATCTCGCCATGCTTCTGCATAACCGGGAGTGTCACTAGCAACCATTAAATCGCCTTTGCGGATTTCGCCAATTACTTTTGCAGGAACACGGCCTAACAATGCCATTGCAGGAAAAGTCGGATCATTGCGTTCGTCTTTAGGACTATTCATAACACAGTAAGGATCTGTGCTAACAATTCCGGCAATGCGTTTACTATGTTTTTCACTACTAATGGTAATTTCAGCATCGCCACCAAACACCAACAATGTACCCGGATCATATTCTGCATCTGCACGGTAACGTTCTGCAACGTCAGCATATTGTGCTTGTTTGGCGTTTGTTTCAAAACCGCCTGCGGTCGAACCATCATGTACGCGAATACTATCTACATCTGTATCAATACTTAATTCACCGGCACTTCCTGTAAATGAATTGTTCTGTGCAGTAGTTCCGCGTCTAAATTGTAATACCGTTGGCATCTTGTTCTCCTAGTGTTATGCTTATTTATCAGGCAAGGATGCCCAAATCTGTTGGCGTCGGGATATCGCCGGCTGGATCCATCATGCTATACACTTCACCAAGGCTAACACCAAATGCGTCTGTGCCGCCTGATTCAAATGGTGTTTCTTGTGTGGTTTGTGCATAGTTATAACTTAAATCAAAATTGCCTCCTGAACTTGGTAGTGGAGTAACTGTGCTGTTTGGAAACGATGACGCTCCGCTGCTGCCGCCACCACTTTGTTCTATCCAGCTAAGTGTGCCGGCTCCATTGGTAGACAAAACATAATCAGAAGTTCCTGCATCACCAGGTAATACAAATGTTACATTACTGGCAACAGTTGCTGGTGGCACAATTGCAACATAATGTGAACTGTCGTTATCGTGTAAATATAGGCCTTGACGGGCATTGATATTGACATTTCCAGTGGTTGTAATATTACCTGATGCAGTAACACTGGTCAATGTACCAACACTGGTGATATTTGTTTGTGCGGCTGTATCTAATGTACCTACTAGGTTAGTAAAGTTGGCTCTGGTACCATCAACGTTTCCAGCACTTACATTAGCTGTTACAGTAATACTGGTTAATGTTCCTACACTGGTAATATTTGGTTGCGCCGCTGTTGTGACTGTGCCAGCGGTTGTTGCACTGCCACTGATATCAATGGTGTATGTGCCACTTAATCTACCACTCTGTACAGTACCACTTGATAGTTCATCTGCATTAAGACTTGTAATACCGCTTCCTGCACCAGTAACAGTTGTAAATGCACCGGTTGTGCCATCAACGTTTCCAGCACTTACGTTGCCAGTGACACTCAATGATCCTAATGTACCAACACTGGTGATATTTGTTTGTGTGGCTGTTTCTAGTGTACCTACTAAATTAGTAAAGTTGGCTCTGGTGCCATTGACATTTCCTGCACTTACATTAGCTGTTACGCTTAAACTGTTGCCAATTACAACGTCATCATTCAATGAAAGAGCAACATTGCTTTCTGTCCCAGACACTTGGTTGACTAAAACAGTTATGTTTGTGTCGCCTTCAAATTCAACTGTGTCTCCAGCTATGATTGCTTCAGTTGTGACACCATCGGTGATGCTGAATCCTGATGTACTTAGCGAGCTATCAACATATGCCTTGGTAGCAGCATCTGTGTCAGCAACAGGCGTTCCAATGTTTCCAATGACACTTGTATTGAAATCAATTGCGGAAGCGGCAGCAACATTCATATCACCAATGTTACTTGCACCAGTGGCACTGATACTACCAGCATTTACAGTTCCTGCCGTGGTTATATTGCCGCTATTAATGTTGCCAGTAACCGCCAGATTGTATCCTAGAGATATGTTACCAGTTAAATGATCTGCTATAAATGTGGTATCTAACCATCCACTGCTAGTGTTAACTGTGATATAAAAGTCTTCGTTATTATTTTTACCAATTGCAGCGGCTGCCACATTTCCAGTGGCAAATGTTACAGTACTATGTCCACTAGAGTTAGTGTCGTTTAAGTAAATGTCAGGTTCAACTGCATCAATACGCAATGCGCCAACACCATCTTGTAGTGAGCCTGCTGTAAGTTGCAAAGGCGATACTGTTGTTAGGTCTGAATTTAGTGAAAGTTGATTAAGTGTTATTGATCCTGCAGTGATTAAGTTACCACCTGTGATGTTACCTGTAGCATTAATATTGCCGCTATCAATGTTTCCTGTGGCACTAATAGATCCTTCGTTTGTACCAGTTCCAATTATGTTTTGATAAGTGGATCCATCATTTGTGAATTGCCATTTAAGAGACCCTTCGGTCCATCTTAACAATGTGTTATTCAAATCGCCGCGCTCTACTGATATACCAGCATCAACTGTCGGCGTTCCTGTTTGTTCGGCTGCAATAGTAATAATATTATCTTGTACTGTTAAACTTGTTACACTAAGATTTGTTGCATCGCCGTTTACTGTAAGATTTCCGGCAACAACCAAGTTATCATTGGCATATACATATCCAGTTCCGAGTGCAGATAATGTTAAATTAGTATCAGCAGTTAAACTGGTGATTGTGTTTGTTGAAATGCCAGAGGAGAACTGAATGCTGCCGCCGCCAGCTTGACTAATGTAATATCCAGCACTTACTTCGACATTACCTTTGAGTTGTATTAATCCGCCTGGATTAATTTCAATGTCACCATTGCCGTGTGTCAATATACTAAGATTTTGATCTACATCAGCAGTTAATGTGATTGTTCCGGAATTGTCTTCGAGTACTTTTTGATTATTAACGTATAATGATCCGGGGCCGACGTATACGTCTTTCCACTGGAAAGTTGCTGATCCTAACGTTTGTGTGTTATTTCCAATTGGAATAATATTACCGGCACTACCATCGAGATAGGCAGCAACTTCAACATTTCCATAACTTTCGTTAGTGTTGGGAGCAAACACAAGAGCAGTTGTTCCTATGTCAATTGTGCCGTCAGTTGTCAGTTTCCACTGTGTGTCAGCATAGGTAGCACCTTCGGTGACCATTACAATCATGCCGGCTTGTATTTCACCATCTTCGTTGCCGTCATTGGTACGAACCCACGTACCGTCTGATCCTATGCCAACCACTGCTACTGCGTACAATCCATTTTCGCTGCCAGTGCTTTGACCTGTTACCAAAACACGATCGCCGGCTGTTAGAGAAACTCCGTCGACCACAGACGGTGCGCCACCGGTCAATGTCACATTGGAAACCGTGATCACACGAGTCGCTTGTTTGTAATCAATATCAAAAATTTGTGATGCGCGAGGTTTAGTTAATCCCATTTGTTTTCCAGTTTGTTAGCTATATTTAGCCAAAAGAATAGGACCCGAAGGTCCTATTCTTTGTCAGGTAATACCAGCAGTTGCCTGCTGATATAAACCTTTTTAGAAGCGTCCGACTACAACTTCGATTGTACCTTCGGCACCATCATGGTTAGCAAGAGCTTTACCAATGATTGTTCCTGGTGCAGGATTTGCTTCGGCGCGAGCCAAACCATTTCCAGCAGATACCATCAAATCACCTTTGCGCACAGTTCCGGTAACTTTACATGGTACACGACCAGTAAATGCTACAGTAACAACATGATCAGCAACCAAGTCACTATTCATTGTGTAAGCAGGGTTTGTACTAACAACACCAGCTACGCGAGCGTCAGCATCTGTACTTGACGTAACTTCAGCATCACCACCAAAAGACACAACTGTACCAGGAGCGTATTCAGCGTCAGCTGCATAGTTCTCTGCCAAGTCAGCGTATTGAGCTGATGAAGCAACACCGTAAATAGCTCCAAACGGATTAGTCACACTACCAATGTCTTGCGAACCATTGGTTGTAGTAGGTACAAAGTCACCAGTGATGTTGACTTGTGGATTACCAGCTTGACTAGTTCCTAAAATAGCAGTTTGTGCTGAGTTAGTAATTTGAGTAACAGTGGTTGTTGTTGTCAACACACGACAGTCAATCACGTCGCCTGTAGCAGGAGCTTCAGTAAACGTTATTGTTGTTCCGGATACTGCGTAAGCAGTAGTTGGAATCTGTTGAATACCGTTGATTGCAACAATTGTACCTGATGTGGTTGATTCTTCACTTAGCGTAAAGGCAACAGTAACATCATCACCAGCAAACTGGTCATCAGTGATAACTGTAATCTCTTGCTGACCAACTGGTGTCCATGCAGCATTGTCATACACTTCCATTGAGTTGAGAGCAGTGTTGAAACGCAACATACCTGTTACACCAACTGTTGGGCGCTGTGCTGTGTTACCAACTGGAGCCAAGAATGATGTTGCAACATTCATTGACAATACAGCACCTGTGGTCTGTGTTGCACTACCAATACTGATTGTTTCTGTTCCAGCATCAACAAAGAATATGTTAGCAGTTGTGTCACCACTTATAGCAAAGTCAACATCAGCAGCAGCTGAGTTAATTGTAACAACTCCGCCGCCAACGTCTGTAATGTCGTCGCCGCTGATAACAATGTTGCCCAAACTAGATGTACCAGCAGTTGTAACATTACCACCAGTGATTGTACCAGTTGCTGAAACCGTGCCGCCTGTTGCAACATTACCAACAGTAGCTGTTCCAGTAGCACTTACAGTACCGCCAGTTGCAACGTTGCCCAATGTAGCAGTACCAGTCGAACTTACTGTTCCACCTGTTGCCAAGTTGCCACCTGTGATTGTGTCATCACTTGTGATTGTACCAGTTGCTGAAACCGTGCCGCCTGTTGCAACATTACCACCTGTGATTGTAACATCACTTGTAATAGTGCCAGTTGCACTTACTGTACCACCAGTAGCTACGTTGCCACCTGTGATTGTGTCAGCACTTGTGATTGTACCTGTAGCACTTACTGTACCACCAGTAGCAACATTGCCACCTGTGATTGTGTCATCACTTGTGATTGTACTTGTAGCACTTACTGTACCACCAGTTGCTAGGTTACCAGCAGTAGCAGTTCCTGTAGAACTCATTGTACCACCTGTTGCCAAGTTACCACCAGTAATTGTGCCAGTAGCACTTACAGTTCCGCCAGTTGCAACGTTGCCCAATGTGGCAGTACCTGTTGAACTTACTGTACCGCTTGTAGCAATATTACCACCTGTGATTGTGACATCACTTGTGATTGTACCTGTAGCACTTACTGTACCACCAGTAGCAACGTTGCCACCTGTGATTGTACCTGTAGCACTTACTGTGCCGCCAGTTGCAACGTTGCCCAAAGTAGCTGTACCAGTTGAACTTACTGTTCCACCAGTTGCAATATTACCACCTGTGATTGTGCCAGTTGCACTTACAGTTCCGCCAGTTGCAACACTTCCACCTGTGATAGAACTTGTAGCACTAATTGTTCCAGCTGTGTCAACATTTCCAACTGTAGCAGTTCCAGTAACACTCAATGTGCCGCCTGTTACTAAATTACCAGCAGTGGCTGTGCCAGTTGAACTGATTGTTCCACCAGTTGCAACGTTACCTACAGTGGCTGTACCTGTAGAACTTACTGTTCCACCAGTTGCAATATTACCACCTGTGATTGTATCATCAGCAGTAACAGTACCTGTTGCACTTAAACTTGTGCCAGTAGCAGCACCAATATCTGGTGTCACAAACTGAGCACTTGCTTTAACCACAACAGCATCGCCTGTGATTGTAGTTGTAACTTCGTCAACGTTGACACTGAATACTACGCCAGTTAGATCTAAACCTTCGCCGGCTGTGTATTGACCAGCACCAGAGAACTGACTCCATGTAACTGCTGTTGTGCCAAGTGTACCGCCTGCATCAGATGTACATACCCAGCCTGTGTCAGCATAGTCAGAACCAGTTGTAACAAAAGTAAACGCACCTGGAAATTCTGCCCATACATCCATGTCAGTAGCACGAGACCATGCCCCGGCACTGGCAACATAGATACCATTTTCAGCAGGAGCAGTTTGGTCTTTGACCAAAACGCGATTGCCGGCAACGATAGCAATGCCATCAATTGTTTGAGCACCACTCAATGTGATATTGGCTGTTGTTGCGGCAATTACTGCTGCTTTAACGTTTAGACCTTCGGCAACTGAATCAACATATTGCTTGTTGGCAGCATCGCCGCCGTTGACTGGGTCAGCCAAGTTAAGAATTTTTGTACTGTTGGCATTGATTTCTGTACCAGCCAATGAAATAGCGCCAGCAGATGTAACAGTAACTGTTGCGCCAACAATGTCAGATGTATTGACATTTCCAGCACTTACGTTACCAGTTGTAGAAATAAATCCAGAACTTGCAACATTACCTAAAGTAGCTGTACCAGTTGAACTGATTGTTCCACCTGTAGCAACATTACCTAAAGTAGCTGTACCAGTTGAACTTACTGTTCCACCAGTTGCAATATTACCACCTGTGATTGTATCATCACTTGTGATAGTGCTAGTAGCACTGATTGTTCCACCAGTTTGTACATTACCGCCAGTGATTGTACTTGCAGCACTGATTGTTCCACCAGTTGCAACGTTGCCCAATGTAGCAGTTCCAGTTGAACTTACTGTTCCGCCAGTTGCCAAGTTGCCACCACTGATTGTAGCATCACTTGTGATTGTGCCAACAGCACTGATTGTTCCACCAGTTGCAACGTTGCCCAATGTAGCAGTTCCAGTTGAACTTACTGTTCCGCCAGTTGCAATATTACCAGCAGTAGCTGTTCCTGTAGCACTTACTGTACCGCCAGTGGCTACGTTGCCACCAGTGATTGTGCCAGTAGCACTTACTGTAGTAGCTGTTTCAATTGAGCCGCCTGTGAGTACACCAGTTGCACTCATAGTACCACCTGTTGCTACGTTTCCGCCAGTGATTGTGTCATCACTTGTGATTGTACCAGTTGCACTTACAGTACCACCAGTTGCAACATTACCAACTGTGGCTGTTCCAGTAGCACTTACTGTGCCGCCAGTTGCAACATTACCTACGGTGGCTGTGCCAGTAGAACTGATTGTTCCACCTGTTGCAACGTTTCCACCTGTGATTGTGCCAGTTGCACTTACTGTACCACCAGTTGCAACATTACCTAACGTAGCTGTGCCAGTAGCATTTACTGCGCCACCTGTTGCCAAGTTGCCACCTGTGATGTTGCCAGTAAGAGTAATACTGTCGTTCAATGTAACAGCAACATTACTTTCTGTTCCAGACACTTGGTCAACGGTAACAGTGATGTTGGTGTCGCCTTCAAATTCAATTGTGTCGCCACCTTCGACTGTTTCGGTTGTGACACCGTCACTGATACTAAATCCTGATCCACTTAGCTCGTCGTCAACATATTTCTTTGTTGCAGCATCTGCATCAGCAATTGGTGCGCCAATATTGCCGATAACGCTTGTGTTGAAATCAACTGTAGAAGCAGCAGCAACCAAAATGTCGGCTAAATTACTTTGGCCGGTTACATTTAAATCACCAGTTGCTTCAACGTTCAATGCTTTGGTACTGGCATAAGCAGTGATGTTGACGGTTGTTTCTGTTTCGGCTGTATCTGTAAACGCTGTTACAAATAGGCCTTGACTTTCGTCCCATACAAATGCGACGTTTGTGCTTGTACCACGTTGACCTAGAAAACCAATGTCAACTGAAGGTGCGCCTGTTGCTGTTGATGCCAACAAAATAACCGGATCTTCAATGGTTGTAATGTTAGTGTCAATATTGGTTGTGCTTCCGTTAACTGTTAGGTTCCCGGAAATTGTTAAGTTTGATCCATAAGTCAAGTTGTTAGCGATTTTGCCTGCGCTAATCGAATAATCAGTTAACTTTGAACTGGCAACAATTGTTGCGTCAGTTATCTGATTATTCTTAATTCTGGTTACAGCCATTTTAAGACTCCTTTATTATACTTTTCCCGCACAGTACCCATTACCATACGTTCAATACTACTGGGAGTATTTACCGAATTCGTGAGGAAACCGCACTGGGTAGTTAATTCTCAGTGCAGGAAAAAGTTAGGTTGTAATGGCGCTGCCGATAGCAATTTGCTTCCAACCACCGCCGCTGTATACCGCTAGGCATGGTGATCCAGAAGCTCCGTCCGAAACATAAATTACCTGTCCCGTTGCTACGTTGCTTAACCCGCTAGCCTGGCTCACTGTGTATGTGGGCAATTGAAGGCTATGGGCGGCACTAATATCCAATATACTGGCATTGGTTATCTGTGCTACTGTTGAACTATTTATTTCAAAATTGATATTTCCACTTGCAGTGGTTGCGACTGTGGTATTTCCAACTGTGTTTGTCAATGCAGAAATTGTAGTGGTCACTGTGATAAAGCGAACTTGTACAGTGTCAGACACAATTGGAGTTGTTGTAAATGTCAACTGATCACCACTGGATACATCGTAATCTACCCCAGGTGTTTGACTAACACCGTTGACAGTGACCAATATGCCGGCTGCTGTGGCGTCTTGATTCAGTGTAAATGTATCAGTAACTCCGTCTCCTTCAATGGTTTGGTTACTGGCAACCGACAACCCGTCACCAGCGCTTTTCCACACAGTTCCGGTGTATATTTCTACAACATTTGTATCTGTATTAAGACGCAACGTTCCGGCAATTGCTGGATTTGGGCGTTCGCCTGTGTCACCAGTTGGAATTGAAACACCGGCAGTTCCTTCAATTTGAACTATTCCAGTGCCGGTTGCTTCTAAAATTATATTGCCATTGGCCTGACTGTTGGAAATCGTATCGCCGCTAAACGTAATATTTCCTGTGTCGGCTACGCCAAGCCCAAGAGCGCCTATGTATCTGGCACCGGCAATGTACACGGATTTACCAGTGACGCCTGTGCCAATTTCACTAGGAATATTTGTATCGTTAAAGTTTAATACGCCTGATTGATAGTCAAAGAACCATCCGTCACTATTTCCAGAACCTGCTTGGAACAGTTGTGTGCCAGTGGTTTGTGGTGTAACTGACCCAGCATCGTCGACATAAACTTTGACAAGATATGTTGACCCAAATTGCGAAGGTACCCAATTGACTACATTGGTTTTCCAAGTTTGGTTGTCAGGTGCAGTGAGGTCTTCGGTACATTCAATTGTTTGTGTCCATGCGCCAGGTGTGTCTTTGTAAATTTGTATAATACTACTAGTAGCAGTTGGTATTACTGCCGGAATTTCTCCGCTGTTGGTTAATATTAAATCAGCACGGTACAACAACGGGCTAGGTATACTTTCGTTGAACGCTTCCTTGTTTGCCGGAGGTGCTGTCTTAGTAGCACCAAAGCCAAGTTTTTTCCAAAGATAATCAAGTTTTTGTGAGTCGGATGCCATTAGCTTGCTACTCCGATTGATACTGCTGTAATACTTTGACCAGAACTAAGAGCAATTCTAACCAACACGTTGTTGCCTGTAGAGTTACTCATATTTTGTTCACCAAAAGTTTGTGTATAACTGACATTTGAAATTGCTGTTGCTGTGGGAATTCTATCAGCACCAGTGAGCGCACATCCGTTGCTGCCGTTGCCACCGGCGGCAGTGTCTGCACCTGGTACTCCAGCGCCATTATATTGCAAAGTGCAATCTAACCATCCGTTTATTGTTGAAGTTGGACCAACAGCACTGACAGTAGTGTCGATGCTAGATCCTGGCAAAGCTATCCACACACCAGCTATTCCGGTGGACGATGTTAACGTAATATCGAAACTAGCAGCGGCTTGTCTTTGAAACGCAAATGTAAAATATTGTGTTCCACTTCGTCCAGTGCTCAAATCTGGTCCAACTGGCAAGTAACCTGCTGACAAGTCAGTTGTAAAGTGTTGTGCTGTGCCCCATCGTATGATTGACTCATCTGTTCCAGCAACAGTTTCAGCGCCAGACCATGCATCAGCTGTGTAGAAGTTTGTGCTTGCCGAAAACGCAGGATTGTCTCCGCTTAGACCTAGTGCTACACGGACACCATCATTGGTATATACGCCGCCACCTAAACTGTCACTTACTGGAATAGCAGATTCATCAATTCCTGTTAATGATAAATTGTAAACTTGAACTTTTGTCGGTAACTGAACTGTGGTACTTGTTCCGTTGACGTTGATCATTGACGCTTGTAATGTAGCAACTGCTCTTGCCGACCCATCAATTGAAATACTTTGATTCCCAAGTGTGTAATCGGCTGCAATTCCAACATTGGCATTTGGTATGCCGCCTGTTAGCATTGACGGAGCGCCGTCGATATCAGCATAGGATTTGCTCTGGGAGTTGATAATACTTCCAGATGTGCCTTCGTCGGTTGTGCCCGACGCAACTGTCAATGGAGTTGCTGTATTGCGATATGTTTGTCCAGTTAAATCAGCCACTGCCAAACTGGTGACTGTAATCGACGGGCTGCCTGTATTATAATACGGAACACCGGAGATATACCTGTACGTTCCAGCAGATGCTTCTGTCATTGTTACACTGGCAGTATCAACTGTAGGTACCACAGTCAAGTTGTCTTTGACAAAACCCGTAGCGTTAGTGTTGCCAGTGGTCGAATGTCTCAGTTGGTAATCGTTATATCCAACTGTCAACGCAGCCAAAGTTTGACTAATTCTGGCAGAAAATACTTTATAAAATCCTGTTGGGTAAGTGGCATTGATTGCTGTGTGCGCGTCTTCATCTTCGGTGACAACCAACGAACTGTATGTTCCAGAAGAATCAGTTGCAGTATTAAAAGTCACATTGCCTGTAGCACTGCCACTTATGTATGATGTCAACGTATTTGTCGACAGCGATGTGTTAGCATCTGCTATAGTCGAACTTACAATAGGTGTACTGGTTATATATCGTGTCACGCTTGAGCCAGCAGCTGGTATATTGCCGCTTGTGTTGTCATCTGCGGCCGCTGCCAGTAACGGACTATTGCCCTGACTGCCAGTTGACAATGACAATGTTTTTGTACTCACAGCACCAGGCGCCGTCGGGTTAGTGGCAATATTAATATAACTGCTTCTTGTTTGAACATTTGACTGTGCTAGTGTTCCGGGTGTACCATAACTTGTTAGCGCAACTGTTTTAGATCCTGTTGTGGTATAAGTGTGCGTTATGTTGCCGCTGCCAGGTGTGCCAGGGCTGCCTGCATTGATGTTGCCGCTAGTAGTTGAATCGCCCCAGGCAAAATCAAATACGTTACCGTTTTGGCTTGTATTTTCGTAAGTAAACAATGCACGATCATTGCCGTTATAATCAGTATAAATGTATCCTGTTTGTGCTGTTGCTCCCGTAGCATCAGACTGAGTGACAGCTACGCCAGCAAATGCACTGCGCACTTCTGGTTCTACAGAGATTACAATATCACTTGACGTAAAAGGACTTGTGCTATACCCAGTGTAAATTTGTAAATTTGCTGTATAGTTTACAACTGTTCCGCCTGCTTGTTCTCCAGATGTCAACGCAAACGTATGTGTTATGTTGGCTGCACTGGGATTGCCTGCTAGCCCAGATTGAATATCTACATTACTGACATTGCTGTCGCCCCACACAAATGAATACTTTTGTTGTGCTCCAAATGTTGCAGTATCGCCTGGGCTAGTGCTTGTATCGTTGCTAAAGCTAACTATACCTCCACTGGTTGCCGCAGAATTTATTACTGTTAATGTGTTAGCAGAAAACGCCGGAGTCTGTGTTGCATAAACATACATAAAACCGGTTGACGATACATCTGTTACAGGTGACGGGCCAGCAGTGTCACTAGTTGCTGATAGCACAATTCCATATCTTGTATCTGTATTTGCAGCAGTGTTATATGTGTGATTTTGCGTTGTCCAATTGCCATCAATGTCAACATTGGCAGATCCATCACCCCAGTCTAACTCATATGAGGACGCATTAGTTGATGTATTAGTAACTTCGGCGCCAGATCCTGTATCAATTACGTTGTCGGTAATGGTAAATGCAGCAACTGGACTTGGTGTGTAAAGTGTAATATAGTCTTCGACTGTTGACGACGAAGTTGACCCTTTTGCTCCAAGAGAGACATTGCCAGAATACGTGCCGTTGGAATTAAATGCAGTAAATGTTACATCAAACTGGCCACCGCTGACGTTGTTATAATTATGAACAACTATGTTGCCAGCGGTGCTGGTATTGCCGTCGCCAAAATCCCACAAAAAACTGTCTGCATCTCCAATGTATGTTCCAGTAAATGTAACTGCCATAGGACTGGGTCCTGCTGTTGGTGTTCCTGAAAATGCAGCTCGACCAACATACGTGCCATTTGCAATATTCAATGCAACCTGATTCAAGTCATCAATACTGTCAGTGACAAAAGTTGCTGTTGTCCATCCTGGGTATGCTACATTAACAACAAGGCTACTGTCCGTCGGAGTTCCGAGAGCAATAGCATTACCAATTACAGAATTGCCAACATTTCCTGTTGCAAAATCTACATATTTTTTTGAAGCAACGTCTTGGTCCTGTACTGGATCAATAACATTGTTGATGTAATTTGTACCGACGTTGATATTGCCTGTTGATGGTATTGTAATGTTTCCCGTGATGAAATTTCCATCAACTGTGGCATTCCCGGCTACTTGTAAATTGGCAACATTTGCTGTGCCAGTTGACAATAATTCTGTTGTGGTGATATTCCCAGCTAACACATTACCTGAAATATCTAATGCAACTGACGGGGTTGCATTGTTAATGCCAATTTGACCGTTTACTACGTCAACAAACAACACCGGAGTATCAGCTATTGTATCTGTAATTGCCAGATTAGCACCATCTCTTTCAAGATTGTCTTTTAACATCTGTCCTGCAATTTTACTGATAGCCATTAATTTTTTCCCTTATGGGGTATTTAGTTGTTTAACTGGTACTGTGAATTACGTTGACAGGCAAGTCGTTTGGTGGCGCACTGGTAAACGTAATATCGTAACCGCCGTTGACGGTATAGTTTGTGGTGGGTATTTGATAAACACTTCCCACAAACACCATAATTTGTTGCGGTGCACTTTCGGGCTCCGACATTGTGAAGATAGTAGTAACACCGTTGCCAACAAAACTATCAACTGTGTACTGTATTGCTCCGCCGGCAGCAACACTTTCCCAACTTGTACCGTTGTAGTATTCTAGTCCGGCTATATCTATGTTGTACCTAAACTGACCAAACACTGGCATTCCAGGACGATCAGCAGCAGTTCCTGTAGGTAGTCTAATTGCAGTACTGCCCGAGGACGCCACCCGATTTTTTACCCAATTTCCCATGTTATACGCTAATTGAACTCACTGTTATGGTAAGGCAATCTGCTATGTTGGCTTCCACTTCGATCAAATCATTGTCATCAAGAATAATTTTTTCAGTTGAAATAACATATGTGTCATTGGCTGTAATTTCCAATGACGAATATACCATGTTGGTATCAGCAGAAGATGTACTGTCGTCACTGTTGATCACAAACACATTTGCTGTGCAAGTGGTCGAAGTTGTGTTGCACAGATACATTACTGTGATAGCTTGTTGTCCCACCGCATCAAATACTGTGGTTGGATTAGTGCTGTCTAATCTAGTGTTGGTAATTGCCATTTTTGTTCCTTAAAATATAATGCCGAATACAATTGCTTTGGTTTTGCTGACCAATTCATCGTCTACAGTTGGACTTATGACATAAACGCCAGTGCCACCTGAGCCTTCGGCTTTGTTGTATAGTGCTGCCACGTTGGGAGTAGAAGCAGGTGTTGACACAATATTGGCCAACACCATTTGACCTGTTATGTTTACTTTGGCATTGCCAGCATCAAATGTAAATGCTGCATCGCCTGAAAATGTTCCTGCTCCGTTGTACTGTACAGCATTGAACGGAGCGCCTGGTGATATGCCGCCTGTTGAAATAGTCGAGTAAGGAGTTATTGCTCCTCCGTCACCATCAACAGCAGGACTAATTTCCCAATCACCGGACACGGTGTTGAACCGTAAACCAGCAAATGTTGTTGATGATTTTTGAGCCACCAATCCCATGCTTTGTATTGTACCGTTGTTGTCGTATGCAACTGTGATAAACGGGTCTGTGACTCTAAGCTCAGTAGAGTCAATATATGTGATATTACCAACTACATCTAGGTCAGCATTAATGGTCAGCGTGCCAAGGCCATCCGCTACTGTGATGGTATAATCGTCGCTGGTATTTTTTACTGTGGCCATTTATAGATCCTTTTGATTATTTATCCGCATTTGAAAGGTCGCTAAATCCTCGTGAGCCAGGTTTGTGATATTGTCCAGTGCTGGTAAACGTGCTGTAGTGTTGCCGCAGACACGAATAAACTGTGTTTTAGAAAAATCTTTTGTTATTTTTGTCAACTGTTTTACCCAATTTCCTGTGTATGTGGGTGCTGACCCCGAGGGTTTATAGAACTCTGTGCCTTCGTACATGTTGTTGAATTGATTGTGCACACTGGGTCCCATGTCGAACCCTATAATATAAATTTTGGTATTTTGATCAATTGCTGCTATGCCCACAGCATTTGGACCAGAACTGTAGCCGTAATATTCCTGTGGTACACGATGTGCTCCAAGTCCTTCAATGGGCTTGCGGGTATAAAATTTATTTTTAACAGGATAGCCAGTTTCTTGTATTCGTTGTGCAATGGCGCGATCTGTGGCCACAAGGACATCGGGTGTGAACTCTCGATAAAGAGCATTGCACCCGTAAATTTTCCCCAGTTTTTGAATACGTTCCAACGGCAAGCCAGATCTACTGACGCCGTTTCCCAACACAAATGCCACAGTCATAAAAAAATCCCCACGGTATTTAACTGCGGGGATTGAATGTTGAAAATTAAGTAACTGACTTATTAGGTTGTACTGTCAACTTGTGCTAGGTTCAATGTACCGTCGCTGTTTTGTTGAGTAGCAGCCCAAGTAGCAACTTCTGCACCAGACTTGTCAAATGTTGACGAGTCACTAAAGAAGTTGGATGCGTAGTCAATGTTGTCAACTGTAGCAGTGTAGGCCCATACATCGCCAGTGTTGGCAACGCCGCCGTCGCCGCCGCCGTTGAAGTCTTGCACAAACTTGTTGGTCAACTTGCTGATGTAAACGTTGGTACTGTCATCAGCAACTGCCATAGCAATATTCATATTGCCAGCAGTTGGAGTTCCGGCAGCTGCCAACACACACTGACCAACTTCAAATGCTGTGCCAGTTGAGCCACCAGCTGACGCTGCTGTTGGAGTGAACAATGTGCCAATTGCGGCGCCTACAGGAGCACCCATTGCTTGCCAGTCTGTATCGCCGACCGCAGCAATTTGAAGCGCAACACCGACTACTGCGTTTGCAGGATCAATAGCGGCAGTGGTTGCTACCAAAAACTTACGAGCACCTTTCTGACGAATAATTGCGCCTGCTGCTGCACCAGAAAAGCTGTTGGCAATATTTACTGTCACAGCAACAATAGGATATGTGGCACTGACACCAGCGCTGTCAATACCGCCTACTACGCCAGTGAATGGCAAAGGTGATGTTGGTGGCTGTGGAAGTACAACAGTATTTGTGTCCATTGCAGTCGGTGCTGCAAATGGAGTATAACCTTGATCAATTGGTGTTGATGAGGCTACGTTGTATTTTTGAATTTTTAGAGGACGACCCATTTTGTTTTCTCCTTAAAGAAGTCCGATGCAGGTTCTAGCTGCTACGCGGCTGGTGTGCCGCATAAAACACCGTATTGTGTTGACAAGTATTTAGCCATAATGATATTTTGATCCCAACCCAAAAGCTGTGTAAATATTGCCATGCAAAACACAGAACTTCTTATTGCTCAAGGCAACACTTTTAGAGAACAACATCAACCCGAAATGGCATTACAGCAGTACATGCATGCCATGGTCCAGGACAGATACTCTGCCAGTGCATTCAACAACTATGGCAATGTGTTAAGAGAACTGGGTGATCCTGCAGGTGCTATTCCGTTCAATCAACGTGCTGTGCAACTTGATAGCAACACTGTGACCAACCATTTTAATCTTGCTGTGGCCTACTTGATGAGCGGTGACTATGCACAGGGGTGGCCTGCATACGAAGCCAGACACAACTTTGAACACATGAAAGGCACACTGCCAGACTATCCTTGGCCAGTTTGGAACAGCGAAGACTTGCAAGGCAAAAGTATTTTTGTACGTGGCGAACAAGGACACGGAGACATTATTCAGTTTGTGCGCTTTGTACAAAACTTAAAGAACATCGGTGCTGCTGTGACCATACAAGTGACTGATGCCATGGTGTCACTGATACAGTCAAGTGGCGTAGGGCAAGGAGTTCAAGTACTGACCTATAACCAAGACCCAGGTGAACACTTTGATTATTGGATTCCACTGATGAGTATTCCCGGAAAAATAAATGTGCGTGTTGAGAACTTGCCCACTACTATTCAATACCTGGATCCTGGGCGACTGTTGATCGACAACTGGCGTAGAAACTTGGGTTCCAAAAACAAACTACGAGTGGGGTTTGCGTGGAGTGGCAGACGCGACAGTTGGATCAACCAACACAAAGCAATGCCGTTTGAGCACATGCTTGAACTGGTCAAAACTAATCCCAATTATGACTGGTACAACTTGCAAGCTGATTGCACAGCGGAAGAACAACAGCAACTGGTTGACGCAGGTGTGCATTGTTTTCCAGGTGGTACTCCTGCATTTGCTGACACAGCCGGGCTGATTGCCAATCTTGATGTGGTCACCAGTGTTGACACTGCCACAGCACACTTGAGTGCAGCATTGGGCAAGCCCACTTGGATCATGTTGAACAACTATGCACCGTGCTGGCGCTGGCTGCTCAACAGAGACGACACTCCGTGGTATGCCACAGCCAGATTGTTCCGTCAGCCCGCAATGGGCGACTGGGCGTCAGTTGTGAAAAAAATCAACTTGCACTTGAAGCTGTTTAAGATTTAACTGGCTTTTGTACAACCGGAACTGGTGGCACTGGTGCAGGCCTGGGTTGGTTGAGACCCAATGCTGTTCCTACAGGGCTAGCATGCTTTTCTGGAAACAATCCTGAGTATTTGATTTGTGCGATCATGCGATATTTATGGCAGCGCAGTTGACACCGTGCTTGTACATTTTAAAATGACTTTCACGCATGGTCTTGTTGCACACTTCACATGTTAACATTACTTTGTTCTTTTCTTTGGTAGCACGGATAATTGCTTTTTGCTCTTCGGTCATTGCTGTGCCTTTGTTTTTAGCAGGCTTTCCTTTTTTGGCGGCACTTATATTTGCAGCTCTTTCTTCCGAACAGGGCCCGTACATAGGATTATTTTTACCGCTGTTTGCTTCTGAATTTTTACGTCGATGCTCTTTAGTTTGTATTCTTCCTTTATTTTTTCCTATGTTGCCTTCTTTTATTTTCTTTTTATGTTCTTCTGTTTTAGGTTTGTCTTTATGTGTGATGCTGATTTTTTTAACTCCTGCTTCTGTGAGTATTTTTTTACCAGCAACATTACCGTTTAACCAAATATCTTGTCTTTCTAATACACGACATCTTGTAAGCACCCGTGTTTCCCAGTTAGCCATTTCTTCAACAGAATCAAATGTTCTGCGTATCTCATACTCAAAAGATTCTTTACCTTCTGATTTAATAATATTATTGATATTTTCACTACTTGTAGTATAGTGATTCCAAAAATCTTCAGCAGGAGTTTTATTAAGTTTAGTAAAATTTTTACACCTGCTGCCGTAATATTTTTTGCCAGTGGCTTTGTGTTTGACCAGGTATGTGTAGGGTTTAATTTTATCAATATCTTTCATATGTTTATTTATGCTGTACTGCAATATCCCCAATAAACAATATCAAAGCAGGTATCAATAAAAAAGGCCCCGAAGGGCCTTTTTGTTTTTCGTTTCCGAAAAGTCTTTTTCTGATTAAGAGAAAGACAAGTTTTGCACAGCTATCTCTCCCACGTAGTCGGCAGCATTACCGAATGAACTTGCAGTGTTGGTCAACTCTACAAACCCGTAGCGAGTCATAAATGACACGACTGGTTCGAATGTTGATGGATCCAACACAACTCCACTGCTCATCAATGGAATGTATGGGCAATAGAATGCGGCTGCATCAGCTTCACTAGAACCTTTGTATCCAACTAGAACTGGACTTGAGTCTGTAGCGTAGCTGTTGACAAACACACGCATTGCACCGTTCAATGTTCCAACAAACTTGGTGTTTGTAGGAGCTTCGAATGTGCCTTCTGTTGTGCGAGCAAAAGCACTAGTTGTAGCACTTTGTAGCACTGTCAAACTAGCTGGTGAAACAACAGCCCAGTTACCAGCACCACGACGTGTGCGTTGTGCAATCAAGTTGGCAACACGGTTGATTAGAACTGCCAATGCGGCATGCTCGTCACCAACGAATGTGGCTGTACCTGATACAGTAGCTTGGTTGTATGTGTACTCAGTAGCGGCCAAACTGCTCAAGCTCAAGAGAATCTCTTGGTCAATTTCAGCAGTAATTTCTTGGGCCAAAGCTGCCATGATTTCTGCTTCAACGTCAATACCATGCATGGCTTGTGCGTCTTGTGCAGATTCAAATGTCCAGCGAGCTTGCAACTTACGTGTCTTGGCTTCAACTGCTTGCTTCAAGATTTGTACAGAGACTGTCTTACCGCCGTTGCCTTCCATGGAAGCTGTTGAAGCGCCTTGGTAGTTGGTGGTTGTTGTGCCTGCATTGTTTGCAGCAGCTGGGCTTGATGAATAAGCTGTAGCAATTGTGAACGGGCTCAATGCTTCTTGACCAGCAGCAACTGAAGTAGCAGCAGCTGAGTTGTCTGTTAAAGCACTGGCGTAACGTACACGCAATGTGTGGATCTGTCCAACTGGACCTGTCATTGGCTGAACACCAACCAACTCGTTAGCAATAACAGTTGGCATGACACGTCGGATAACTGGTAGAATCACACGGTTTAATGTGGCGATGTTACCAGATGCTGTTGAACCAGCACTTGCATTTTCTTTCAAGTACTTGCGTGTATTCTCAAGAATAACGTTCATACTACTGCGCTTAGAACCGTTTAGACCTTCAAGTAGTGCTTCCTTGGTCTCGTCCCAGCGACCTTCTAATAATTGTTGTGACATTTTATGTCTCCTTTAAAATTAATTCAACCCTGCCAAACGCTTGATGTCGATTACATTGCTGGTTTCATCAGCAACTTCTTCTACATATTGGCTACGGGCAGATTTATCGCCAGTGACTGCGGACACGGATTCTGTAATTACTTTTTGGGTTTTTACAGAGCGGTCTGTTAGAACAGCTGGAAGATACTTTTCAAATGCGTTTTTCAAACGTGATGTTTGTACGCTTTCGAGTAAACTACTCATGACTTCGGCTTTTTCCTCGTTTAAAGGAGCCAACAAGTGATCTAATGTGGCTTGACGCTCATTGGATTCCTTGATCATGCGTATTTCACGCTCTTTACTCTCATTAAGAACTTTTGCATTCTTAATAAGTTTGATGGCTTCAGACAGTTTGGAATCTTTTTGTGCAATTGTGTCGTGTAACTTGCGTACTTCTGCCTTCTCATTGAGATGGGTAGCACCAAATTCACTTGCATATGCTTCAAAGATACGACGACCAAAATTGTTCTCACGAGCAACTTTGATGTCTTCTTGTAACTGACTGAGTTCAGCCTTTAGATGTTGGCTTACAGCTTTGCTCATTTTCTGTGCTGATTCTTTTACAAAACGGCGCTTCAATGATTCTAGCTGGCCACGTGCTTCGCGGACTAAACGAACTTTTGTTTCCACAACAGCTTGTTTGTCGGCCGCAAATTCTTGAATTTCACGGGCTAGTGCATGCACAATAAAGCCTTCCAATTTCTGGAGTCCTTCATTGTGTTGCTTGCGGTCTTTGCGCAACTCGCCAATTTCTTCGGCTAATTTAGAAACCATGAAGCTGTTGAACTTCGTTGCGGATTCTTTCATTTTGCCGTTGAACTTGACACGATCTTCTGCAATAGCTTGCTTTTCAGCAGCAATTGCTTGGATCTCAGTTGTAAGACCTTCTTTTACCATACGATCTAGGGCTTCCACCATCACTGTTTTATCATGTTCATAGCGTTGTGCAAACTCTTCGCGTAGCTCTGCACGTACTTGTTCACGAGCTTCTGTCATCTTGGCTTCCCAAGCTTCAGAGATCTCCTGGCGAGTTTCCTCGGTGATCAAATCGCTGTCTAGTAACGGTTTAATAGCATCTAACATGCTTATTCCTCCCTAATTTTAAGATCTTTGATCAGCTTCACTATTCCACTTTTCAAATATCTTTGTACCTTGTTGTCCACCCCAGCTTCTTTTGCCACTTCCAACAATCTATGTCCGTACTTCATGTTCATGAGGCCTTCGTAAATTGCTGTTGGGTATGCATTTGGAGCACTGGGTTGTGCAACTACATCTACAGTAACTATTTCAAAGTCACTGACATGTCCTGTTCGGTCGTCGACATTTCCTGATCCACGACTTGAAACACCTAATTTAACACCGCTGTCCAACATGGTTTTGACCAGTTGTCCCATTGGCGTAGGTAATATTTTTAATTTTCCATAACCTATTGCGCCGTCGCACCACATTTTATCTATGGTGTGACTGACACGGTCTAAGTTAATTTTGAGATCATCCGGATGATCTACTTCGCCTAATACCGAGTTGCCATTTTCAAGTTGTTCATTGATCGTGCCAACTGCTTTACGGATCTCGTGAGCCGGGTATATTCTTTCGTTGGCATTGCGCTTATCGCCTTCGATACAGATACCTTGCATGTAAAGGGTCTTACCAGAACCGTCAGCAGCTTCCTCCGTGAGCACTTTTACTTGTGCTTGGTGGAAGCTGAGATGTTCTTGTAGATAACGAGCCATAATCTATTAAACCGGTGACTTGGTGTTTACACCAGCAGCTTGTGTTGTAACAGGCTTTGGTGCGGCGCCTTGTGCAGGACTAGTTGTCATGCCCATGTCTTTGGCAGCAGGAGCAGAGCGGCCTTGTGCAGTATCACCAGTCATTTTAACTGGACTAGCTGCCATGCCTTTAGCACCACTGTTAGCGGCCACTGTGGACTTGCTGTTTGTTCCAGCAGGTTCTGTAGTAACTGGCTTTGGGGCTGCTTTAAGATCAACGTTTTCCATCATGCCCATTTCTGGCATCATTTCTTCGTCGTCCATTTCAACGTCTGCATCCATATCCATCATGTCTGCGTCCATTTCGTCTTCGGCTTCTTCTTCTCCGCCCATCATGGCTTCAAATTCGGCCATTAGTTCGTCGAGCTTGTCTTCAAGATCAACAACACGGTCTTCAATGTCATCTTCTTCGTCGGCTAATTCGTCTTCTTCGCCTGCTTCGGCACCAACTTCAGCGCCAAATTCTGCGGCTGCATCCATTTCTTCTTCGCCTTCGCTCATACCTTCTTCTTCGGTCTCAACGTCAGTGATCAAATCGTCAGCAGCGTCGCCGTCGTTCATCATGCCTTCGTCGACTTTTTCTTCGTCGTCTTCGGATTCATCTTCTTCAGAGACTACTTCTTCGTCCATTAAATTTTCATAAATTTCGCGTGATGTTTCAACTACGATTTCATGAAAAAGTGCTTGTGCTTCGTTTTCTTCGTCGTTAATTACGTGTTCAATTAACTTTTCAAATTTTGATGTCATAATTTTCCTCCAGTAGGTTATGGCTCATGTTTATTACTTACTCAGAAATAATAAACTTGGTACTTTTAGACTCAAAAACTGGTGTTTTTGGCGTAAAATTACAAGCCGGGAGGTTGAGCAGGCGGAGCGTATTGTTTACGAATATCTTTGAGTTTTTCATTATATTCGTATTGTCTCACGTCCGACATCTGTCGTAGTTTGGATAGTTGCTTCAATGTCAAACGAGTTTTACGCAATTGGCCTTGCTGGGGCTGGCTGTTGTCCTGGGAGATATCTTGATATCCTTCAGGTTGCTTTTCGTACAGTTCGTTTAAAATCATAAAAGTATTTATGCAGTTGGGGGCGGAACAGCAGTAGGGGCAGTTCCTGGTCCAGCAGGTGCGCCTGGCACAGCGCCTATATCAGCACTGCCTTCTGGTGGCATTGCAGCAAATGCATCGCCGGTTTCAATATCACCTTCCATGCCAGCAGGGGTAATACCAATACTACGCAAGTCTTGCCCTTGTGTGGTGTTGAGCTCTGGCTGGTCACGTTCCTCAAGCCATAACTTGCTGTTCTCTGCAATTTCTTCTTGACTCAATCCCAAGTAACGTTCCATCAAGAAACGCTTACTCATATAAGGCAATTGCTCCAACGATGCAAATGTACTCACTCTGCTGGTGTCCATTTCTGCTTGACGGTAGCTGGCAAAGTTCTGTGGTGGACCAAGTGTGATGTCAAAAATACTATTGTCAATGTTGAACCCACGCCACTTCATGAACATCTTAAATTCGTCATCTAACTTTTGCATGATCAAACGCTGCAAGCGTTCGCAGTACTGGTTGAAACGATATTCTTGAATCAGTGCTGTTCCTACTTTTCCGTCGTTCAATGCACGGTCCGAGTCGTCAGGTCCAGTGGGCAAGTAACTGCTAGGCACACGCAAACCACGTGCCATTTTGTTGTTGAAATACTTCAAGTCATCAATTTCACCAAGGCCTGTTCCCCCAGGCAATGTATCCACACTACTGCCACGTCCGTCTGATGTTTGTGGAAAGAAGTAATCTTCGTTGATGCTCAATGGATTGTATGCGGCATCCATCATGTTGGCTCCACCACCACTGACAGTGGGGATTCTGCGCTGATGCATTTCGTTTTTGACACGCTCAACAAAGGCCATGGCCATGTGACTTGGCATGTTGCCCACGTCAATTTTAAACACTCTACGTTCTGGCGCACGACTCACACGATAGATCAGCACTGAATCTTCTAGCAGTTCTTTTTGCTTGTAGACTTTGTAGATGTTTTCCAAAATACTTTGTCCAAATGGCCAAAAGAAATCAAGGCCTTCATTTAAACTCAGATGTACCACGTGTTTAGAATCAACTGTGGTTTCATTCATTGCTTGTGTAAATCTGCTGTTGCCGCCGGCGCCACCGTAGCCGCCACCTCCGCCACCGTTGGGGGCTGAATAATTGTTTTGTCCCACAGAACCTGTGGCACGACTCACATAGTAATCGCTGGTGGTTTTGGGGGCAATGCTTAAATTTTCAAAGTTGGGATTGATGTCACGAATGACATACTGTTCAGGTCTCTTGCCTTCACTTTCATTTACAATAACTCTGCTGACTTTGACCATGTCGACCCAGTACATTTCAAATGTTTCTGGATCACGCACAAACACTTGATCGCCATACTTGATGGTGTTGCGGAACAGTTTGAACATGCGCTGATCCAGTTTGTTCAACTTGGTCCACTGTTGCAATTGCT